GACATGTTCAGGAGCATTGTCTGAAATACCGAATATTTTTTTAGTAGCTTGCTCTGCCCAAAATTCAGGATCATGTCCTTTATTCTGCGTAGCATGCACATTTACCTTACCTAATAAAAAATCTCCTTCTACACTCATCCTTTATATGGTTCTGGTGGAACTACATCCTCATTTATTTTTAAACCTAGCTGTTCTAGCTGGTTATTAATTTCATCGTATGGACCAATAAAAAATTTGCCTTCATGTGGTACTGCAACTAAAGGTTTTTTTAATCTATGGAAACCATAAAGTTTTTCTGTAGCTGGAACGTTTGAATCAAGCACAGTAGATCTTCCGCTAATTCCTATAAGTATATCTGCGCTCATACATTTACTTATCCAAAACTCTACACAAGCTCTTCCTGCCTCAGCAAAGTGCATGTTTTCTTTGTAAGAAAAGTCTATGCCAAACAAATCTAAACGGTCTACTTTGTTCCACAAAGCAAAAGCAATAGCATAAGCAACTGTATTATTAAGATATGCACATTTTGTATCATTACAAACTTCTTCTACAGGGTACATAACAGGATTTTTTACCCTAGAATCTAATTCACAAGTGTAAACTGGCGTTTCAGTTTCACTTAGCACACGGCACATAACCGAAGTTTGTTTGCCTGCATCTTGGGTATCGAAAAAACGACTTGCAGGATCTAACATAAATATTCTGTCACATGGGTATGTTGCTGCTGCTGAGTTTATGCACCAAACTTCATCCCAAGTTCGACCATTTTGTAATCCTATAGCAAAATCTACTTGTGATATGCCAAGACCAACGATGGCAACTTTCTTGCCTTCTAAAGATTCTATGCGCTCCACTAGCTTACGCCAGTGCGTACTGAATCGTATCTGTATTCGTCGCGAGTGCCACGACCTTCTGAAACATTTTTCATTCTTGCTACTGCCTCCTTGAATCGTGCTTCTAACTGGGCAACGACATCAGCAGGCTCTTTCAAGAAAATTGCACCCTCTACTAAGGTGCCATACAACAATGCGTCTGGATAATCCGTAGACAAAAATGTTGTGCCACTGTCACTACCGCTTGTTAAAGAAGCTGGTTTGTTTAAATAATGTAATTCTACCGTGTAATTTGAATCAGGCAAAGGAGAAATTTCAAATGCGTTTTCATCAAATAAAGAATAATACTTAGGCTTTCCTGTAGTTGTACCTGGTGAATACTCTTTTATAAAGGATGGATGTTTAAAATCTAAATACTCGTATGTATTGCTATCTATAATAGCTAAACTCATAGGTGCATAAAAATCTGTTGGTGTTGCTAAAAAACGATTACTTGAGGTAAGTGTGCCTTGAACATTTTTTCTTTGTTCTGGAAGTTGGACAAAAGAAAAGATGCGATCCTCAGCTTCTTTGATGAATGTAGATAATTGTGTAGTAAAAGTTGATTCAGAAACTTCTAAATAGTCTTGGACCGCAGTTTTAAGTGTAGCATAAGTAAAGCTCATGTTGTTACCGTTACCTCCCCAACTTCTGCACTAACAGAAAAAGTATCTAATAGTTTACCTAATTTGCCAGCACCCACATTAGTGTAAACCACAAAACTATTGTTGTCGTCCTGTTTTTCAGGTCTAGCGTTTTTTATAGCTTGCGGATCCACAGGCGCAGGTCTAGGCATTAATTGTGGATGTTTTGGACTCCATTGATCTGGCCCAACCAAAAGCCCATCCCATGTTTTTTTCATTTCTTTTAACTTATAGCGAAAACCTGTTATATCACAGATTCCGTAAGCGTGTTTTCCTGATGCAAAAGCCATTATGCGTTATTGTAACTCCTCAAATCTGGTGATACTTTAAAAGAACCTCTATCTTCATCTTGTGACATAGCCCTTTCAAACTCTTCTTCGTACACTGCTTTTAGCATGCTAGTGCGTTCTGGCGCTTTTTTTAATGAAATGTAGTAAGCAAGACCAGCAGCCAGACACGGGTAAAATCTAAATGGAAGATCTAAAGTGTTAGCACCAGCATCAGCATCATCCATCCTTGTCAAGACATTCATATAAATTGTATAAGTGCTTGACTTGTCTGGTGCTGGCCAAACAGATATGGTAGGCGTGGTTTGCTTATTTACAAAAAACTGATTTGGTTTTCCTGTAGAGGATTTGTTTGTTATGTGTGAATATTCTGCTCTACTTAACCTAGTCATTGGTAAATCTGTATTTTCTGAGTTTATTGTTTCACGAATAAAAACATCTAAAACATCTATAGGTGCAGTAGCGTTGGTACTATCAATATTGTATGTGCTTGTATCTTTAACCATAGCAACGGTTTTTTCTGTAATAGTCCATTGATTTAAGCCTCTGTTAGCCCATTCAGCTAACATTAAGTTAAGACTTCTACGAGCTGTTTTTAAATCATAGCCTGTTCGTAGCTCTACACCACATCTTTCAAATGCTTCTTCAACGTACTCAGCTACGTCTAATTCAAAATTTTTACTTCCAGATAATGCCATAATTACTCTTTATCTTCCTCTGAGGCGTACAGATTGTCAAATGTAATAAATGGATCTGTATAGCTCTCATGGGCCTCTGCTGAATGAACCCACTGTGAAGGAGAAAAATCTGGAGGCCCTTCTCCTGTTCTCCATAAGGCAGGATTTGTTGCTCTAACGCGATTGTTCGGTAAAGCTACAAAATTTCCTGTATATTCACCAGCGTCTGTCAAGTATAGCACATGTGATTGTTTGTGTTGAGCTGGATCATCAGCTATGGAGTGCTCTGTATAATCAACGGTAAACATGTATTTACCTAGATAAAACTCGCCATCAATTTTGCAATACCAAGGACTAGAGCTGACACGATCTAAGGTAACAACACTATGATGGTGGCTTAAGCAGTCCCAAGGTTGAGCTAAATGATTTTCCATAGGTTGCGGCCAATCTGATAAAGGCACATCTGCTATTAAAGCCTGTATGGGCATCCGTGCCCACATAGCACCTCCATGCACGTTTTCGTCTGGATAGTCTTCAAAGTCAGTTTCGCAACCAGTAAAAACTACTTGAAAGGATAAAGATCTATCTGGAATTGTATTAACTGCAAAAGCCAAAGCATGTAAATACTCGCCATGACCATGTTGATGGTTCGTTGTAAACTCTTTTCTAACCCAGCACTTAAACTGAGGTATATTTGATATTAAATACGCCACTACACATTTTTATAAACAAAATTATAAAAAACTTTTTTTACCTATAATGCTTTTCTAACAGATGCAGGCATATTATCCATACCTTTATTAGCTTTCATTTCTGCTTTATAAGCCGCTCCACCTTTACTCATACCTCTTGCACCACTAGCATCCATTTTCATAGGTACTTTAGGTCCAATTGGCACTTTTGGTGGTACTGGTCTACCTATTCTACTACCAGGAGGTAGTTGTCCTGGTTGGGGACCAGGGCCGCCTGGCACTGGTTTTGGCAAAGGTCTTCCTAATCTACCACCCATAGATTTGTACTTAGTACCTTTCATGGCACCGCCTTTAGCTCTGTACTTTGATTTTTTCATTTTTAGCTCCTTCCATATAAACCCATATTAGGTTTATTTAATCTTATCATACCACCATTTTTTGCAAAAGTTTTAACATTAGTTGGTTTTCCACCAACTCCTTGTGGTTTTGCTCTTTTTCTTCTTACTGCTGATTTAACTTGTGATTCACTCATACCTGCTGCTTTAGAGGCTGGTACACATTTTGGGTACTTACGTTTAGATCCTTTAGCCTTAGATCTACCACATTTTTTATAGCCACCACCTTTTTTTGGTGAGCCAATATCTACCCAATCTTCTTTAAACCACTTAGTTAAGCTCATTACATTGGTACTTTAGTTTTTTTACGCTTAGAGTCCATCATAGCTCCACAACCTCTACCTTGCACCATAACAGATCCACCATTTGACATGTAACCCATTTTGTTACGGACTTTTTTCGGTAGATTTGGTAAGCCTTTATTGCTTGCTGGAATTGGTTTTAAACTTTTCATTTCGCCTCCTGTTGCTTTTTTTGCACCACTATAACCACCACCACGTTTTTTGTATGTTTTTACTAACCAAGCATTTGCATAAGCGCTAGGGTAAACATCAAATTTACGTTTGGCCTCGGATTTAACTCTGCTGTACAAACTAGGATTGGTTACATTGCTTGGTGTTTTTGATTTTTTAGTCATTTAACACTTCCATCTTCTTCTTGCTTGCCTAATTCTTGAATTAGGATTGTTTCTTGTTTTAGCAGAGCTTTTCTTTAACTGCCCTAAAGATCTTGCACAATAAGACTTACGTCTTTTAGCAGCTTTGCTGCCTTTTTTCACTTTGCCTGTTACAGCAGTTTTTAGTTTAGATCCAGGGTTTTTTCTACGATACGCAGCAACACCTTTTTTGGTCATTCCCGCGCCACTCTTGGTAGCGCGGTAATTACCACCTTTACCAGTAGTGCGAGCAATTGCTTTTGCTCGCTTCTTGGTTTTTGCCATTAATAGTTTTTATTTAAAACTAAAATTATCATGTAAGCGTCACCGCTACTATGACCAACCGTAGTTAAATCAATGTCTCCCGTAACACCACTACCTGCATTATTAGGAATACCTGTAAATAAATCGTAATACTCATCACCTGTGCTATCTGCTGGTAAATGCACTAAAAGCACATTGGAAGTTGCGTCAAACTCTAGTTTTACGCTCATGCCAACTGTGGCCCAGTATATTCTTGAAACAGAAACAGAGGTGCAAGCCTGTCCTGCGCTATTATTTGCTAGCGCAGAAACATCGACTTTCTTTACAGCTGACTCACCAGTGCCATCAGACACATTAGTGAATTTAACTATGGCAGTTTTTTCACCATCTTGAATGGTTTGTGAAGTTACTGCATCAGCCATAATCTACTCCTTAAAGCTCTGTAACAGCAGTACGCTCTTTAAGAGCATGTACATAGTCTACTGTTAAAACTTTTGCAGCAGCAGCGCCATTTTGAATACCAAAACTTACGTTTAGTTCTTCATCATCTGGTGCGTTAGTATTTACTACAGTACCAGCTTGAACATTGTTTTGATAAACATGAAACTTCTGATCTTTAGGATTGTAAACAAAACCTACAGTCATAAATGTGTCATCTGCTAAAGAGTTCGGCAAAGTTAAAGTAGATTGCGAACTATCTTTTTCAACAACAAAATCTATTGTTGCAGCACCGTCTGCTTTTAAAAAGAAAATACCATCAGTAACATCTAATGGTGTTGTGTCGGTTAATTGTAACCCAGCAACAATATCAGATTGTGTAGCATCACTAGCTTTAAACCTATAGAAAAACGCTATTTGTTTTCCTGCTTCGTATTTAAAGCCTTCTTTTTTCAGCTGAAAGAAGTCGTGGTCATTGTCACCAGCTGCATTAGTAATTTCTAATAAACCGCCGTCTCCGTCGATTAATGCTTCAGCAGCGGATCCTGTTCCGTCTTCTGTTGTCGTAATTGTCCAATCACCTGCTGTATAAACATCAAAGTCGTTGAAGTATTCGTGATACTTGTGCCTACTTGGTTGTTTTATCAGGCTTTCAGAGCCAGTTGAGCTGACGTTTGTTACGCCAGAACTAAAATGTGTAGTCATAATCAGCCTCCTATAAAATTAGCCATTGCGAGCACCATGCCCGCAACAATCATTTCTACAAGTCTGATGATACTATTTGGCTGTACTTTGTGCAACTAAACAAGCCTTACCCATTTGATAAAAGACATCATCTAGTTGATTGATTGCGCCATCTACACCTCTGTATAAAATGCCAATGCCGCCTGCTTCTTCCCAAGCTCTGATATTAGATTTTCTGTCGTCGATAAGTATATAGTCAGGTTTAGCAAAAGCTGCTTTATCCTCACCTTTAATGGTTGCAGTGATAAAAACTTTTGAATCTACATATTTGTTTATCCAGTAAACTTTATCTTTAGCTACAACGTCTCTATTTAAAGATCCAGAAGCTGTTAGTATCTCCCAAGGTATGCCTGTATTTTTAATGTATGCAATTAGTTTTTCCATGCCAGGCATAATTGGCAACTCTCTGAATAGACCTTTATTGCTTAATTCAATTTTTCTATCATCATAGGTTTGCTCGCTGACTAAGGGACCATTTAAAAATTTAGGTCCTTCTACTCCTCTCACAAAATCAGCGAGCACTCCGTCCATGTCTACAAATATTCTTGCGTTACCCAAATTACCAAGTAACAATTTTTGTGTTATTTTTGTCATGCTATCCCATTTTTTACTAAACATTTGCCGTAAATATGATTGGCATAGTTGTTTAGTTTGTCTTTAATCTCTTCTTGCTCTGCATCATGCTTTGCTTGCTCCTCTGGAGTTCTTTGAGGATTGATTTCATACTCAACCTTTACAAGTTTCTGACAATGATGAATTGTCTTGGTTTCACAAATCTTAGCTCTTTGTGCATCAGTTAGCTTAGTTTCATCAACATAATTAAGAAAATTTGCAAGTCCTTCTTCTTTAGACCACTGAGGATCTAATCCAATGGTTTTAATATGTCCATCCTCGTTTTCATAAAGAACCATGATACCGCTGTAAGTGCTTTTCTTAACAGCGCACCACTTGTCAGTTTTTGGATTTAGAGTCTGATAACAAAGTCTGTCGCCTCTTTTAGTTGTTTCAATCCAATACTTTCTCTTGGTTCTCAGCTTATATCCCCAAGGATAATCTTCAACTACAACAGCGTTGTCAGCTGAGTCTTTGTTGTAAATTATATTCTCTATCATCTGTAAAACCCTCCACTTAATGAACCTTCCGTTCTTCTTCTTCTTTCAAACTCCTCAGACATAGTCTGTGATGCTTCGTAACCACATTCACTACAGTTAATCGTTTCTTCTCTGTCCCAACTGTCGTAATAATATGTAGCTTCATCGTTATCACAACAAGGACATGTCGTATAATCTTGTATTCCTGCCATCTTAATCCATTCTCCCACTTATATATTCATAACCACAACCTTCTTCTTCTAACACTTCTAAAAGAGGTTGTGCTGCGTTCCATGCACTTTGATTACCTTGCACTGGTGGATATATTGTTCCACAACCAACTATTTCTATGCAATTACCTACCGTGCAAGTTCCTACATCTTCTCTACCTTGGTCTACCCAGTTTCTGTACCAAAGCTCTTGAAAAAAAGCTCTTCTACTTTCTCTTTCACTCATTAAAAACCTCCTATTGTGAGAATCAAACAAAAAACAAAGACGTTTACAAAAGGAAGGTAAATCTCAAGTCTTTCTGAGGCCTCCCTTTTTGCTCTATAAATTAAATATCCCACATATATATAATACAACTTATGCACAAATATGCAAGTATTTGCAAATATTTATATACATTATTTTAAGACAAAAAAAGGGCCCGATTAGGGCCCTTTGTAATACTGAGTAATAAAGTGTATTACGACTTCAAATTATGCACCTTGAGATCCATAGATTCCTCTCCAATCAGAGAAACCAAATGAATATCTTTCACGCGCCTTATATCTTATGTTGCCAGTAGAGAAGTCTGGTTCCATTGATGTCTCCATTGGAGATCTTTGGAACATTTTAAGACCGTCACCCATACTGTTTACAGAAGTTAAGACAAAGAAAGCATCTGGATCAGAAAGATAATGGTTTACAACGTAACCACCAGGCATAACACCTGTATTTTTGATTGCGTTAATATCATTATCAGCTGTGCCAGATCTTTGTGCAGAGTTTAAAATTCTGTCAGCAACAAAAACGAGTTGCGGCGGAATTACCAATTTGTCAGCTTGCACTGAAATTGTTAAGCCTCTGTCATCTGTGAAAGTAGAAATGTCAATTAATGCGTCTTCTAATGAAGCCTCATTAAGGTCAGCCATTGTTGTTGCTCTATTAGCAGCTGTACCTCCACCTGCAAGTGGATGTGAACTGTTAATAAGAGATACACCATCTCCTCCAGTGAAACTAGATGAGAAAGCGTTATTCAACACATCAGCGCCTTTGACTTCTTTAGAGTTAGCCATAGATTTTGCTAATGCTTTGACATATCTTTTACCCAGACTGTCGTAGAGATTATCTTCGATTGCCTCTTCGGTTAAAGCAAAAGCTAGTGCCACGGTATCGTGGTTATATCTTGCGCTGTAACTTTCTGATGAGCTATCAAATTGAACTCCTTGACCTTCTGATTTTACTGGTGCGGAACCAAAACCTGCTACAAGGACTTCTTCCTCGAAGGCTTTATTTGAGTCTTCGATTACAAAGATGTCTTCGTATTCTCGGTCATATTCATCATAAGAAAGACCAAACAATGAATTTAAACCAGGTTCTAGCTCCTTCGCTAGTTGTGCTCTTGAAATTGCCATAATTTATCTCCTTATGCTAAACCAGCACCTTTTTGTCCACACATGTGATTCTGTATGACACAAAGGACATTAGTATTGGACGATGAAACATCGTCATTATCAGGATCCTGAGAAATATCTAACGCTTTCAGTGGCAATGAAGCAGTAGTTGCTCCAGTTGTTACATCAAGCTCTAGGTTAGATCTCCCAGACTTAGTATCGCCGACTGGTGAACCATCAACAATGTCGAAATTTCCGAACAAGTCTGCTACTGGCATTGCAGCATCAGCTTGTACTTCAAAAACAACATTAGGATCATCAACGATGAATGCGATTATATCCGAAGCAGAAATACTGCCTGGATAATAATTTTTGTAAACTTGTTCGCCTGTGGTTGGATCAGTGTACTGAACACCATTAAACACTCCGACAATCGGAACAGTTCCAGTTGCTGCGTGTCGCCCTATCACCCCAGCTGTAAGCTGTGTTACCAAGTCGCCTTGATAAATTGGTGTAGTTGCTCCACTTGCAATTCTGTAACGGCTCTGGCCGCCAGACCAAGGTGCACCACTCATGTAACGAACAGGCCTACATCCAAATGCGCTATCTTTATTAGCCATTTTATTATACTCCTATTGGTTAAATATTACTTTTTTCCAAAAGTAACATTGGATTTTCTATCGGCATCATACTTGACGTATCTACTGTCTTTTCTGGATTCATTAAACATATTATTGTCTAAAGCATCCTTTTTACGACGAGTTTCTTCTTCATAATAAGCATTACGCTCATTACGAGTTTCGACAGGTATTTTTGCTAATAGCAATCCATCACTATAAACTAAACCAGCGTGTCTTCCTGAATCAGCAGTTGGAAATTCAAATTCAGAAGGAAGATCTGTTCCTCTTACGAGTTCCCAGCCTTCTCTGAGTCTTCTACTTACATTTGCTCTATCCTCTTGTCCCAGCATGGATTCTCTTATCCAACGATATTCATATCCTTCTGGTGCAGGTGGAGTTTCAAGTTTTCTTACTGGTCTCCATGGTTGTCTACGAGTGTTTTTATCGTGTGACTCGGATTCACGAGAATTTCTGGAATGTGTTAAGTCTTCTTTAACGTCCGTCATTTTGCCTCCCTAGTAGCTATTTTCTGTTTTTCTTTAGCAACAGATTTTAACCACATGTCTTCCGACATATTGTGTGGTTTCAATCCTCTTAGGCGTTCGACTTCTGCTTTAGAAAACGTTACACCGTTCTTTTTGCCTTGTGTTTTCTGCCGACTTCCTACGGAAGCAGAGGCGACTCTTTGCACAGCGGGCCTGCCCTCTTTTTGCTCGACTTCTCCTGATTCTAAATCAGGATAAACTTTATAAATTCTTGAATCTAACTCTTGATAATATTCATCTGAGTCAGCTTCATATCCTTCGTTGATTAAATTGTAATGTGTAAACATAGCAAACTGAGTTGCTTGTACATTATTAGCGTCTGTTTGATCTCCAAACCACTTTTTGTTAGCTTTCCATTCTAAAGCCTGTTCACTAGGTTGTGCCTGTGGTTGTACCTGTTGAACAGATTGTTGTTGAACAGATTGTTGTTGAACAGATTGTTCTTGCTTTTGTTTAGCAATTTTAACTTTTTCTTTTTGTATGGCTAATTCACTCTTTAGAGTATCAGCTTTTGACATTAAGCCTGCATCACCAGAAGCATGAGCTTTTTTATATAACTCATCTGCTTCTCTTTCTTTGGTCACTATATTCTCTTCTTCTTTAGACAAAAGATCTGCTTGGCTTTTTACAGCGTGTTGATAATAGTTATTAACTTCTGCTTGTTTTTGCTGTAAAGCTGCTTCTAAATTAGCTGCTTTTTCTTCGGCAATACGATTTCTTTCGTTCAGCTTGTTAATTCTTTTAGAGACACCTTTAGTGTAACTCTCTAATTCATCTTCATTTGTTGCTGCGGTTGTTGCTTCTTGTGAATCAACTACCTCAACCTCTACTTCATCAACCTCTGGTTGAATTTCGTTTTTATTTATTTCTTCGCTCATAAGCTCACTATATCATCTGGATTGAGAATTGTGGCTATTACTTCATCATCATTGATGATTCTAACCTCTGCACCGTCCTCAAGTTTAAACCTAGAGCCAGAGTAGCGCCCTATTAAAACCCATTGCTTTTCTTCACACCAAGGCTTATCTCCAAATCTAGTTTTATCGTTATAGCACTGTGGTCCCTTTTTAACCACATAAGCTACAACTGTTGCTAGCGTCTCACGATCTACTGTTTCTTTTGTAAGTATTAACCCACCTTTGCTGGTTTTATTTCCAGAATAAGGTAAAACTAACATGCGCCACCCAGTAGGTTGTGGCATACGATTTAATATTGATTCATCTAACTTTTCAGGATCTAAAACTTTTTCGTCTATATTTACATAGGCTTCTGCAACTTTTTTTGATTCTATGTTTGAGTTTTGTATTTCCATAATTTAATTATTTTTAAATAAATCGCCTATTTCGTTTGCAATATAGTATAAAGCAGAAAGCTCTCCTTGCAAATATTTATAATGTTCTATATCTTTTAACCCACCAGACATTAAAGTTTCTTGTATTTGCTCTTCTCTACTTTCGATAGCTTTTTTTAGCTTATCTAATACTTGTATTTCGTCCATTAATTAAGATTTTTTAGGTCTGCCTCTTTTTTTTGCAGTTGGTTTATTTACTGCTTTTGGCTTAGATACAGCTTTTTTAACTGCTTTTGGTTTAGGTTTAGCTATTTCTTCAACAGGCTCACCTTTTGCGATTTTTGCTAATTTTTTTTCTATTCTTTTAATATTAGCTTGATGTTTTTTGTCCTCAGCTTCTCTTGCTGCTTTAAGCTCCATTTCTTCTTGGGCCCTATCTAATTTTTTTTGAGCTCTTAGCTCTTTTACTGCTTGTACTTTGTATGATGTTGTCATAATATCCCCTTGATTTTATTTTCTAATTCAAACAATTTAAGATCTGCTTGTTGCTTTAATCTGTCTATTGCTACGCCTAGTTTATCATCAGCTATACTTTTTTGCACTTGCATGCGTTCTTCTTGTATTTGTGAATCTAATACTTTTTCTTGTGCTCTTTGTTCTTGTTTAGCTGTAAACATAGCCGCTTCTTGATTTAATTCTTTATCTTTTAGCTCTAATTCTGTTTTTCTTATCTGCACTAATGGATCTTCGTCACCACCCATTCCTATAGATTGTAAGAACTCAGCAGTCAATTGGGCCATAACAGGAGCACTAAATTGCTCTAGTATCATTTGTATTTGTTGTTGTATTTGTTGTGCTTCTTCTGGTGATACTTGTTGCATTTGACCTTGTATTTCTTGTATTTTTTGTTGCACCTCTGGCGGTATTTGTTCTTGCGATATTTGACTTGCTAAAAATTGTAAGTGTTGCATGCAGTGACTAATAATAACTGCTTGTATTTGTGGGTTTTGTTTTACTACATCTGTCAAAAACAAAGTTTTATGTGTTTCTAAGTGAGCTTGATGATTTTGTTCAGGAAAAGCCTGTGCAGGTTGTCCTAATAATAAACCAGCGTTTTCAGAGCCAGCATCTAAAGGTTGCGGAGTATTGTCTGGCGGTGGTTGTATTAATGCTTCTACATTATCTACGCCTAGTGCAGCGTACATTCTTCTATAGGCTTCATACATTCCCATAGGTCCGTGTATTTCTGGGTTAGATTGCACCATCTGTAATAATTCTTGTGCTAAGGTAACTCTTTGACTTTGTGAAAAAATATTAGGATCTGAGATAGGTATGATGTCTACTCTGTCATCAAAGTCTTGTTGTTTAATTTCTCCTGGACCAGATCCAACTTGATAATTATATGTAGGTGGCAGATATTCTGAAAATAATTTTGCCAACAAGCCAAATTCAACTCTTTGTCCATAATGCAGTCTTTTATGTATTGCCGACATAACTTTAGTGCCTCGCTCTAATAAAGCAACTGTAGTGCCTACAGGCATAGCTTGGTTCATATCTCCAACATTCATGTCAGCTATAGCAGCAAATCTTTTACCTGAATCAACTAATAAACCAAGTAATTGCATTAAAACACTACTAGGCTCCTTGATTGGCAAAGGGATTAAGTTTTCGCGCAAAGAGCCACCTGTAGTGTCTATATCTCTAAACTCACCTGGTTGTAATGGATCATCTTCGTCTCTTATTCGCATACCTCTAGCTTTAAATCCTGCTGGTAAGTTTGCTAATGTTCCTGCATCAATAAGCTGTCTAAGTATAGAAGTAGAGGCTTTTGATAGGCCACCAATCATGTGCGATAGACCTAAGCCATAAAAACCTAAGCCAGGTAAAAATTTGTATTGTACAAAGTAATTTATTTTGTTTTTAAGTGGATCATTTTCTAAGTAATTTCTTCTTATTGATAAAATTTTTCCTGAATCCTCTTCAATCGTTACTATGTAAGGTAATTTTAATCCTGTAGTCTCACCACTGGCGTTAATATCTTCAAAACCTTCAATATCCAATACCGTATGTATTTCATATACTGTTCTACTTCTGTTTTCTTTATAGCTTGGTGATATGCCTTGTATATCATCTATAGCCTCTTGTACATCATCAATATCATCAGAATAAGACTCTGAGCCAACATCTACATCAGCGTAAAATCCAGATAATTGTTGTTTTTTAATTTCATTTAGTGACATGCTTATAGCATGAGTTACTCTTTCAGCAGAACTTAAATCGGATGCTTCATAAGGCACTATAAGATCTTCTGGTGGTACAAATTTAGACACAGCTCTACTAAGCACATAATCAAAATAAACTTTTTTGAAAGCTGAACCTGCTAAAGGTAAATAAAATAACATTTGATCTAATTCTGGATCATATTCTTCCATTACATTCATAATGTAGTAATTCATAAACTCCTGGACTCTTTCTGCTTGATTTTCAGTTTCTATAGTTCTTGCACCAATTATTTCTGTTTTTACTGGTCCTTTTGCTGGTAACATTTCCTTATAAGCCTGAGCTTGAAACTGAGTAACAGCTTCTGCTAGGATTGGATGAACTACACCAGAGGATCCTTCAAATGGTTGAGATCTTGATTCATCAAACTTCATACCTAAATATTGCAAGCCATCTGTATAGGTTTTTTCCCATTCAGACCTTGATTGTTTATCGCCTTTAATTGAACTTAAAAGATCGTTTGATATTTTTTGCAATACACTGTCGTCGATAAAATCAACCAAGTTAGCATCAAAACTCATTTGTGGTTGTTGTGGCTGTATTATTTCATCATCTATTAAAAGGTTTTCTTCATTGACTAAAATTTCAGCCGCAGATCTAATTTGTTCTCCTCTTGATGGTTCTAAAGGCACTCTTATAGAGCGTCCTATTTCTCTTACATTAGGATCCATTTCTGTGCCTAGTTTTTTATCTACTGCCATAATCAATTAGTGTATCATTCTTGACTGAGATTCTAAATCACAGTCACTTAAATCTTTTGCTTCTCCATCTATAATTAAACCTTGCGATTCAGCAATTAATTGTGCCGTTTCAAAATTTCTTGCGTGTATGTCTGGCCCTTCATAATGTTCACCATCAAACATAAATCTTGTCACAAAAGTTTTTAATAGTATATCGTCCTGTTCTTCTTTAATAATCTTACCTCATCTTGATAGTCTTCATTAAGTGAGACAAAGCCGCCTTGCCTAAATCTCATTAAAGCCATTGTAGCACTATCGCAATAGTCATCATAATCACCAAAAGGAAAGGATGCCATTTCTTCAATAACTTCGTCTGCAAAATCATGTTCTGGAGCCCAGACCATTCCTGATTCAAATATTGGTGCTACGCTATTCATTCTAGCTATTTTATCTTGCCCTCTGCTTGGTGTATAAGACGTTACAGGTATTCCCATACGTCTTAATTCATGTGTAAGAGGTGTTCCAGATGCTTTTGCCTCTATTAAAACACAGTCTGGATCCCAATATCTGTATTCATCTAAAGCCATTTTCTTTAATTCTGGAAAATCGCACCTAACTCTTTTGGCATCTAATAGTATTATTTCATCTGACCTTTCATCACCTCTATTAAATATTGCCCAAGTAGTAATTGCAGAATAGTCAGCTGTTTCTTTTTTTGAAAAAGCAGTGTCATAACTTTGTATAACATAAGAATAATCTGGTATATCTGGCTGTTCCCATCTTTGCCACCATTCTCTTTTCACTATAGATCCTTCTTCTGCTGTTGGATTTTGCATCCATTGACTGTTCCATTTAGATAATGGTAATGATGCTTTTACACCTAGTAACTCTTCTTTTTTCCAAAACTCAGGCCATAGTGGGTTGTCTGATTTTGGCATTATTGCTGGAAACTCTACAACTTCCCATTTATCTGCATTATCTTCACTTTGTTGTTTTAAAACTTTACCAACCAAATCTTTAGTGCTCCATCGCGTCATAACTATCACGATTATGCCTCCAGGCTGTAAACGCTGTCGTGGTCCAGATGTGTACCATTCGTAAGCTGACTCTAAAGATTTAGGCGATAAAGCATCTTGTTCTGAGTGCGGATCATCTATAATTAGTAAATCAGCACCACGACCTGTTATTGCACCGCCAACACCAGCAGCGAAAAACTCACCTTCTTGGTTGCTAGTCCAGCGTCCAGCTGATTTGTTATCAGCTTGTAATTGCAACTCTGGAAATACATGTTGATAATTATGACTGTCTATCAAATTTCTTACTTTTCTGCCAAATCGAACTGCAAGTTCAGCTGTGTGTGTTGTTTGGATTATTTTTAAATCTCCTCTTCTACCCATCATCCATGCAGGAAAAAAAGTTGAAGCAAATTCTGATTTGGAGTGTCTCGGTGGCAAACAAACTATAAGTCTTTTTAATTTGCCGTCTGCTATTTTATTAAATTTATCTGCAATAATTTTATGATGTCGGCCTTCTATAAAGTCTGGCCACATGTGTTTTATAAAACTCATAAAATCACTTTGACAAGAGCTTTGTTTTTCTAATTGGTCATAACGGCTTATTAAAGCAGCAGCTTCTGCTTTATCTTGTTCAGATAAAATATCAAAATCTTTATAGGAAATATTTTCCATAGCTATGAAACGGATTGAACAGCTAGGTAGTGACGTAGTAACTGCCCAACCCTAAACGCAAAGCGCCTAGAGTTAGTATATCTAAACTGTGTGCCAATCGCCATTACCTTGAAACAACATTGATTCTGCTAATCTTCTTCGTTCTAATCCCTCTAAAACTTCGCCACCAGCTTTATTCCATCTTTTTATTTCTGATGGCACTAATTCATATTTACCTTCGTTTAAAACTTTTAACATAGTAGACTCTTTAAGATTGTTAGGGCCTAAATTGTAAACCCAAGCTACTAAAGCATCGAATTGATTTTGGTTTAGTGGTACTTCAACGTATTTATTAACATAGTCTTCAAACTCAACTATATCACCATCAAACCTTTCATCTGCGTATGATTGTGACCAAGAATCTCCTTCTTTTACATTTCTAGTAGCTCCCCAACCACAAGTCCAAACATTAGCTGAACATAAGTAGGCTTCTAGCTTACAGCCTTCAAATTTTTTAATTAGTGATTTCCCCTCTTCTGATATATTCATATTAATAGTCCCCCCAGACTTTTGTTTTTGTGCCACCATGGTATTCGACAGCGTGGCCTTCCTTAATAAGCATTTGGCAAATATCTTTACCATCTTCTGTATAAGGGATTCCAAGTATTCTGCCATATTTACCTTTACCAAGAGATTTTACTTTAAGTTTACCAGCACATAATTCTTTTAAGCGTTCTTTAGCTGCTAATCCTAATTTTTTTTCAGCCAAGTCTCTTGTTCTGGATTCTGGCGTATCAATACCAGCTAATCTAACTCTTTGTTTGTGTAACTTGACATCAAAGCCAAGATCTAAACAGCAATCAAAGGTGTCGCCATCGACTATTCTTTCTAACGTTGCGTTATAAACAAACGCATCTGGTGAATCACTCATTCTCTTCTCCTTTATTTGTTGTCACTTTTTTATAATACACGACAACTTCTTTAAGTTCATTTATGTATCTTTTTAATTCTTGCATGTTATATGCCATCAACTCGTAATCTGGCACCGACATAGCAAAAAATACTACTTGACCTTGATCCTTTTCAACTCTTGCTAAAAATTCATCTAAATTTTTACTTGAAACTACATACCAATAAGGTTCTTTTAAATCTATTTCTCTAGGCATAATCGGTTGCACGATCTTCCTTTCTATAGGTTTAGTTATTATTTCTACTTCTTTATTCGGGAGTAGACTGCAACTGCAAGCCATCATCAAGGCTGTCAATATTGCGACTGTCTTCTTCAATGCCATCAAAAACCTCCTTAGTAGCATTATTTACTTTTGGTTCGATTAAGCCAGGTTTAGCAGCAGCTAATTTAGATAAGTTGTGACGCTTAAATATATCAAGGTACCTGTTCATTTCAGCTTCTATTTCTTGATTTCTTGATTGTAGTGTTAGTAAACCTTCTGTTTGTAGAGCAAAATCATTTTGCAAAGATTCTATAGCTTCTTTTTGTTCAATATCTCTTAACTCAAATGCTTTGTTTAAAGAAGCTAAACTTTTGTTTTGATAATATAAAAAGCCAGAAATCATTAATAAAACGGTTATTATGCCTATCAAAACCTTACTCATCGTTTATTGTCCATATCTTTAAAGGTGCTTTTTTACCTTTTACCTTTATAGCTTGTAGTGACTTTAGCACAAATTTACAATTTTTTGCAGTATTTTCACCAATTAAAATATCTACTCCCACTTCTTTGGTTGCGCTTTCTAATCTTGCTGCGGTATTTACAGCATCACCTATAGCAGTATAATCGAAGCGTGAAGCGCTGCCCATATTGCCTACAACAGATTCTCCAGAATTTAAACCTATACCAATTTCAATACCTAACTTTGCTTCTTTCATGTCGTGTTTTATTTGAAGAGCTGTTTTTATAGCTAATTCTTCATGGTTTTCTTGGTCTAACGGTGCATTAAATATTGCCATCATTGCATCACCAATATACTTATCTACCATACCGCCATATTTTTGCACAGCGTTAGCTTGTATTGTAAGAGCTTCATTCATTAAGTTTGTGACTTCTTTAGGTGGTAGCACTTCTGACAAAGATGTAAAGCCTCTAACATCAGTAAACAAATAAGTGCAATACCTCTTTTCACCACCTAGTTTTAGAAGTTCAGGATTATCTTGTAATCTTTTAACTTGTCTAGGATCTAAATAATGTTCAAATTGCTTTTTGATTTGTTGGCGTAATTTCCATTGTTCTCTAAAGCGTAAATAGAAAATAACTGCTCCTGTAACGAATTGGGAGAGCAATGTCCAGGTAACATCTACTAAAACACCCGATTTAATCATATAAAAGCCTAGATAAGCGTTAGCAGCCATTAAAGCTGTTCCTAATACTAATCCTTGCGTTATACCTAAATATGCAAGCACAAGACCTGTCAGAGTGACAAAAATCGTAAAAATTAAAATTTCAGCTGCTAAACTCCAATCAGGCACATAAGGTGAGTCAGGAATCAAAATAGATTCAGCTAAAGCTGCTTGTATTTTATGTGGCTCAAGCAATCCTACGGGAGTAGAAATTTGTGGCATTACTCCTTTTGCTGTAACTCCCACAAATACAAATTTGCCTGCAACATTCATTTCTTCTAATGTGGTCTGTGGTGTGTTTACCCAACTTATCCATACACGACCAAGACTATCTGTAGGAACAGGAGGTAAACCTTGTACAGTAATTTCTTCTATGCCAGCAGGATTAGTTTTTATTATGTATGTGTCATTACCTGCTAAAGATTTTAAAACTTCGGTTCCAAACGCAGATACAAAGCCATTAGGTGTTCTAAGTAACATGGGTATTCTACGCACCAACATATCAACGTCGGTAGGAGCGACTGCTATACCTTGATCCGCAGACATAGAAAGTATATCAAGATTAGCAATCACTCCATTTGACATCATGCCGCCAATATCATCTCCCAATATGACAGTGCCTGATGTTTGCGGATAAATACTGTTATCGTTTTCAAACATAGCTAAAACACCACCGTATTGCAATGCCTCAGCAAACATTTGATCTCCACCCATTCTATCTGGCTGTGGAAAACCTATAACCCAACCAACTCCTAAAGCGCCCTGGTTTATTAAATCTATATGTATTTGAGCTAATCGTTGTCTTGGTAAGGGCCAACCACCTTCGCGTTCAAGATCTTCTTCGGTAATATTTAAAATAACAAAATTACCACTTTCGGGTTTTTCTTCTACTAAAGCATCAAAAGTTTTAAGTTTTAAGATTTGCAAAGGTATAACCTGCGTTAATAAAGGTATGCCTAGTAATATAAGTAATATGAATATTGTTTTTTTCATCCTGCGCTTTGTCTTATTGTAATGGTAGAGCTACTGCCACCGTTTATCTTAATTGTTTTGCTTACTCCGTCTTGTATAAATATTACAGTATAAGAGTTAGCTATGTTTAGTCTAAGATTTGCTGTTTGTGATACGGATCTTTGTATGTTCACTATTTCACCATCTATAAATGTAATTATTTGTGTATCTGGATCTTGTCCTAAAGCTGTACCAGATATTATTGTAGAAGTAGCTAAAGCTAGCTGATCTTCTTCTTTTGCAATTTCAAGCTCATCAATAATATCTAAAAGATCTTCGAGAAAATTAGTGTCCAAGTAATTAATATCGAGCTCACTAAATTCTAAATCAGCTTCATTATCTAAAAAATCTTCGGCTAAGTAATCTATATCAAGTTCATTAAAATCAAGAATATCTGTTTCTTGTGATACATTTTCTATTTCATCTATCATTTCTTTTTCTTTTGGTGGATTAACAATTAATAAATTGTCAATAATATTAAGGTCTAGGTCTAAAATTACAGGCTTAGATGGTGAAGATTCAAAAACATCTACTGTAGTAGCCTCAAAAGGTTTTGATAATAAAACTGTGCCAGCAGCTGTCGTAACTTCAATCTCACCGCTTGATAAGCCAAATTCGTCTGGTAAGAGAATGATTAAACTACGGCCCAATTCATCAACGGTAGTCGTAAAGTCTGTTCCACGAATTGCGATATTAGCAGTCGGTGTTTCTAGTTGAATGTTTTGTTTAGATATTTTATTAAACTTGCCTGTAACAAACCTTGCTGTGCCTAATGTAAACCTAATGCCTAACTCTGATTTATCAGGGTTTGGATCAAATATGTATTTTGTTATTTTTAGTTTTGAGTTTTCTGTAAGGCTTACACGGCTATCATCAAGAAATGTGATTGCCATACGACCATTTGCTGTTTCTGCTTGGTCTTCTTGTTGAATAGAAAAATCTAATTCAGCAGCATAATCTTGATCTCTGACTATTAAGGCATTGCCGTTTAGTTCAGATACGCCACCAATTCTAACACCCTGTTGTGGTTCCCCCGTCGTTTTGAACGACGCAGATGTTACTATTAGAAGTATTAGTAATGATTTTAAGCCAATCCCTTGCCAAGGTGCTTGACTGTGTAATGTCGATTGTGTTTGTGCTTCCATCTAAATCCAAATAAAAATAACCGCTGTCAGCTGATGTAGTGCCACTATAACCACTACCTGCAAAAGTTATGTCGTTGCTATTTCCGTTTACATCAATGTAGTTTACTGCATTTGAATAATCTATATCTATATCAAATTCATTAGAATCGCCCAGAATGATCCAGTCGAGATCCAAATATGAAGAATCAGCATCTTCTGCAATTTTTATATCCGCTACATTAGATGAGCCAGTTACGTCAATGTTAAGGTTGATGTAATCACTAGAAATTAGGCCTGTGCTATTTACTAAAAGGTCCCAAACGTTTGAATCTCCGTCAAACTCAAAAAAGCCTGTTATATTGTCGCCATCAATTGCGTCAGACCTAAAAATGTTTGATGAGCCAATTTGATTTATGTCTAATGTCATAGATGAGCCATCAAGGTCTAAGAAAGTCATACTACCAGATGTAGCGTCGGTTCCACCAATTAGGTTGCTGCTGCCTAATTGTTCCAAGTCTATATTTGCGTTGTCTCCTGCCTGCGAGACGCTTATTTCATTGTCTGCTAAAACAGACAAAGACAGTAATAAAACTATATTAATTAACCTTTTCATATTTCCAATACCCTCGGTCAAAACCGATATTAATAATATCTAATAATGCACTTTCTATTGACTTTTGTAAAGCTATGGTGCTGCTCTCATTGCTAGCTCTACCCACTTCTATCTCTACTAGCTCAGTGCCAGCTTCAATGAATTTGAACACATCTTGTGAAGATCCATGGCTATAAATAGTTTTAGTTTTAGTTGATTCTATTAAAATCTCTCCTGTATTAACGCTTACCAATCTAAGGCTTACAGTAACAACATCGGTCCGATACATTTCGCTAGAGCCGATGCCGAGATAGCGTGCGCCAATACCTCCGCTGTTTAAATTCGTTTCATAAGATACAACTGCTCCTTCAAACAAAACACCAGCAAATAGTAAAGGCATTAAAATATTTTCATCTTGCAATTGTTCGCGAGTTGAGCGAATCAGCTGGCGTTCTTTTGTTAGGTTATCTAAGCCTAATCTTTCAACTACACGAAAAAAACGTCCATTAGAAACTTGTTTTAGGCTTCTTATTAATAAAGCAGAAGGCTGTTGAGTAATAGCGCTTGAGAATAAAGCAAAAGAACTATTACTTTTTCTTTGGCCTGTTTGATCCATAAAAGCCGCAGGATATACCGCTACTACAGGCATTACAGTTGGTGGCTCTACCTCAATTAACTCCTGGGAAACAGGTAATTCAAATGGAACATCAAGATTTTTACTGGGAAACCTTTGTGCGTTAGTGTCTTTATCTACGTTAAGTAAACTACAACTAGAAAGTAAAAGAACCAATAGGTAAGGTAATTTCTGTGACATTGCCATCCGCATCCGTTATTTTTAAAGTTATCATTAAGCCATCTTCACTTACAGAATACTCAATAGTTGTTCCCATAAATTCTAAGGTTCCCGAAGTTTGTGGAGTTTCACCAAAAAGTTGGTCTACAAGTTGTCTGGATAACTGCGCGTATATGCGTGATTCGAGGTTCCGCAGGAATCTGCTTAACGTGGTATTTTCTGCGTCCCTTTCTTGCTGTTCTTTTAAGGCTTTTATTTCAGCAACAATATCTGCTTTCCTATTAAACTCTTGATTCTCTATCGTAAGATAATGACTTGATGTGCCTACACCTGAAAAACTTGGATTTTTAAATTTATGTACTATTTCGTCTGCTGATATAAACGCTGTGAATAATACAATATAACTAGCTATTATTTTCTTCATTTTTATCGCTCTGTTTGTCCTTTAATTCAAGAACAGTGTTTACCTTTTCTTTCAATCGTATCATATCTTGGTCTAATAGGCGAAGCTGGTCCGTAAGCCTAATTATTGTCTTTTTCATTTCCTGGACCGATGGATCTATTGTTTTAGTTATGGTTTGCCAGACGTAGTAGACAAAATAGCCAAGGCCAACCACCATAATAGTTGGAAAGCCAAAACGCTGGACTAACTCAACAATATCCATTAATCACGTCGAGCATCAATTTTGCCATCTTCGACAAAGTTTTCTGCACGAGCTATACGGTCAAGATCTGGTGGTAAGTTTAAAGCACTAGAAACGCTTGTATCAATTCGTATAATGTCATTGTTCATTATTGAAGCTCTAGTGATAAGCATTTTAGTAATGCCCTGGACAGTTTTAATTTCTGCTACCAAATTACCCATAAGCTGTTTCATTATTAAAAAAATGAAATATCCCATTATCAAACCACTTGCTATGGGTAGACCAAGATTGGCAATCAAGCTCAGAGCTTGTTCCATTATTCTTCGCCTTTAAACTTCTTAGATTGGTTTGAGGTTCCTGCGTACAAGCCGAACCAAGCGGCACCAGCTCCTACTATAATTGAAATTAATCCAGATTGTTCTAGTGAAGGATCCTCAAGAGCCATAAACCACATGGTCGAATAATAGAGTAAAAAAATATACACACTGAGGAAAACTCTTGGAAATATACGCCAAGCGTCTACGGCTCTTGCAAGATGGATCCATTTTTGATGTGGATTAACATTTTTATCTGCTTCAAGATCTCTTATCTTGTCTTTTAGTTCTGATATTTCTTGAATCATGGCCATAAACTTATTAAGGTCCATTTCAACCTCATTTCTGTCCATGTCGCCCTGAAATCTACTTTCGCTCATAGTAAAGCTCCTAAACCTACTACAACAACAATAAAAGGATAAACTGCCCAAATCATGTTTTCGAGCTTATCGAATCTTTTAGATCCGTCTTCAAGTCTTTTCTCTATATTTTCATAGCGAATAGCACATTCTTTTTCATGTGCAGCTATCCTTGTCATTGCTTTATCGAGATCCGACATTATTTTTTCTTTGTGCTTTTTTTGACTCTAACTTCTGTATAAGCCTCATTCACATCTGCTGTTGATTTATCATCACCAACATAATGTCCTTTTTTATTCCTGGCTCTTACTTTTTTTCTTTCCGTGCCAGTCACGAAATCCACTACCTTATTCCACCAACTCATTTGTCTTTCGCCTTACCAATGTTTAAAGCTAACAAATCAATTAACTTGTAAAGTTTTCCGATCCACACATCATCCTTTGGAGTTGGTGTAGCTGCGGCTATTAAAGAAGATACTGCTACTATAGCTGTAACAATACCTATTGCGTTTAAAAGAAAATCCATCATTTTTTCTGCTCCTTAGCATTATCTGCTTTTTCTTTAGGTTTACTTTTTTCACCTTCAAGGTTCATAAAAGGTTTTAACCTACTTTCTACCTCAGATCTTAATTGACCTATGGGTAGCATTTCGTTGCCATTCCAGCAACCTCTTTTACATGATACCTCAATCATGTTAAAGATTGCCATATAAAATTGCTTATCATCCATGTCACTACCTCCTTAACTTTGGATTATTAATTTACTTCCTTTGGTTCTTCATTAGGTATTACATCCCAACAATTAAGATTAGAAGCTATTGTTCTTCTTTCTCCTTTGCCTTTAAATGGGTACACCATGTGTTGCAACCAAGAAGGAAACACTAATAGTTTACCTACTTCTGGTGTCATTACAAATGACTGTGGTGGTCTAAGTCTTTCTGTATCAATTACTGAGTTCATACCATATTGAAATGCTATACAGCCATCACAATGTCCAGACTCGTTATAAAGCGAATATGTAGGTGTATTAGCAGCCGCTTTAGCTCCTATTTGTTTTGGTACTTTTGTCCAAGCAGTAGTCGATATTCCCATTACTGTTTTAGTGCCGTGGTCGTGTATTGGGTTGTAATCACCATCGTAACTATGCACTGACCAAGTTTCATCAACCATAACTTGTTTAGGGTTTTTTAGTTTCATACCAGCACCTGAGCCAGCAAAGTGATTAATATAATCAGCTCCCAGGGTACAAATAAAATTGTTGTAATCAACCATTCTGTCGTCGTTATGATCTAGTAACAACTGTTCGCCTTGATGTATTTGGCCAACTAAAGAATGTTTTAAAGATTGTTTGTCTTTCTTTTCTTTATACTCATCCATGTAATCGTTTACAGAATCAATCATGCTTTGAGGCATAGTTGTTTCTAGCACGAACACAGATGGCATAACATGCATCTGAAAAGTCTGTTCTGTCATTTATTAACTAGGTACGCTAAATCCGTTATCTGGTGTACTTACTGCTGGGGGGCTAGTAATAACACTAGCAACTTGACTAGCAAATACTGCATCCCATTGAGATACAGGACATAGTGCTACTAGATTAGCATTACTCCAACTACCTTTAGCTTTAAGTGTAAAGTTTGCATTACCATCATCATCTAATTGTGGAACAGAAATACTAAAAGTTGAGGTGTAATAAGTAGAATCACCTTCACTATCATTTTCATATTTCATTTCTATATCCCACTTATCTACTTTACTAGATGAGTTTTCATACGGAATGCATTTTACAATTGCTTTACTAACTGCCATTTTCTTTCTCCTTTTCTAAAAGTTCTATTCTTGCGATTAATTCATTGTAACCTTTCAAATCTGGTAAGTCTTTAGGAGTATGAGAATTTGATTTCAGCTCCTCAACTTGTGCAGATAATTCTTGTACAGCTTTAACCATCATTGGCATTAAATTACCAAAGGCTACTTGTTGTGTACCATCTGGATCTTCACTCCAAATATTATGACCATCTGCTATAACATCTTCATATTTATCAATTACAGCTTTAACTTCTTGAGCTACAAAACCATGATTAATTTTGCCTTTACCTTTGCATGGCTCATCTGAATCTGCTTCATACTGAGACATATCTTCTGGTACATCTTTTTTAGGCTTCCATTTATAAGTAATAGCCCTTAGTTCTTTAATAAAATCTAATCCTGCATCAGAATCTTCAATGTTTTCTTTTAGTCTTTCATCTGAGGCTGCTGCCCATGAAGTATCAGAACCATCTAAGGATAGAGTAGCTGTATTACTACCCATACCAAATCTAGCTGTGTTAGCTCCACCTGCACCAAAATTAAATCCAATAGCTATTTCATTACTTACTGTAGCACCACTACCTCTAACAGCTGAACCCACAAAAGTATTATCAGCTCCTGTTGTAGTTGATACACTATTTTGCCCACATTCTTTTCCTATAAAAGTATTGTTACTTGAAGTAGATGCTGCTTTACCTGCTCGGTGTCCAATCATAGTATTAGAAGCACCTGTAGTTACGACTAATCCTGCTTCTGCACCTACATAAACACTAGAGCCTCCTGTAGTTGCTGCATTACCAGCTAGATAACCTACTGCTGTATTCCAACCTGTTGTGTTGGCTGCTAAAGCACCACGACCTACTGCTGTAAGCCCAGATACTGCTGCTACTCCTGCTGCATCGTAACCTACAGCTGTGTTATTGTTTTGTGTTGTTGGTCCATCTAAGGCATTAGTTCCTACAGCTACGTTAGCTTCTCCTGTAGTATTTTCTTCTAAGGCTTGATAACCGATAGCTACGTTATAACTTGCGGTAGTATTTTTCTGTAGAGCTTCTTGACCCATTGCCACATTTAAAGCACCTGTAGTATTGTTTTGTAAAGATATATAACCTACTGCTGTGTTTCCATCTGCGGTTGTAGTTTTTTCTCCTGATTGTCTACCTATAAAAGTATTAAAGTCTCCTGTGGTTATATCATTTCCAGCTGTGTAACCAAGTAGTGAGTTACTAGCACCTGTAGTAACTGCTGCTCCTGCAAGTCCACCTATAGCTGTGTTCTGATTGCCTGTGGTAGCAGCAAATAAAGCATTTAAACCTACAGCTACGTTATATGAATCTTCATTAGTAGATGGATTAAAGGTATATAAAGCATTAACCCCTACAGCTACGTTTCTGTCTCCTACAGTGTTAGTTCCCATAGCACCTTTACCGACTGCTACGTTTAGGTCACCTGTAGTTACAGCAGATGCAGCTTGATAACCGATAGCTGTGTTATTGTCTGCTGTTGTAGCAGCATCTAAAGCAAAAGAACCTATAGCTACATTATTAGCACCTGACGTGTTATCGTTCATAGCATCTCTACCAATAGCTACATTGTCGTCAGCTGTATTGTTGTATAGTGTGTCTCTACCGATAGCTATGTTATCACTTACTCCTGTACCAGAAGTTAGCATAGACCTATAACCTAGAGCAACGTTATCAGAACCTGTTGTTAATGCACCTAATGCTGATTTACCTAAAGCTACATTATTTGTTCCTGTAGTTATAGCATCACCAGCTTCTGAACCTATTAATGTATTGTAAGTTCCTGTAGTTATTAAACCACCTGCTGCGTAACCAACTGCTGTGTTTTCATCTGCTGTGGTATTAGCACCTAATGCTGCCACTCCTATTGCTGTGTTATAGCTTCCTGTGGTATTAGCATCAAATGCTTGTCTTCCTACTATTGTGTTGTAGTCTCCTGTAGTATTTGCACCTGCCGCATAAAAACCTACTGCTGTGTTGTGACCACCAGTAGTATTAGCTGTCATAGCACTTTTACCAATAGCTGTGTTTTCACTAGCTGTAGTGTTTGCGTCAAGAGCAAAAGTACCTACTGCTACGTTATCATTTCCTGTAGTGTTTACATAGAGAGATTCTCTACCTACAGCCGTATTATCATGTCCTGTGGTGTTTGAACCTAAAGCACTTCTGCCGACTGCTGTATTACTGTCTGCTTCTGTGTTTGCGTTTAAAGCACCTTGTCCTACAGCTGTGTTTCTTGCTCCTGTGGTATTGGCACTTAATGCTGCTTGACCTATCGCTACGTTTTCACTAGCTGTGGTGTTAGCATCTAAAGCAAAAGAACCCACTGCTACGTTGTTTGCTCCAGTAGTATTAGATAACATTGCATCATGTCCAATCGCTGTGTTGTCATCAGCTGTTGTGTTAGCACTTAATGCCATCATTCCAATAGCTACGTTGTCGTCACCAGTTGTATTTGCATCTAAAGAGCCATAACCCACTGCAACATTATTTGCACCTGTAGTGTTTACAATCATGGCATTATTACCTAGAGCAGTATTATTACTTGCTGTAGTGTTTGCTTTTAATGCATTTTGACCTAAAGCAGTATTATCATCACCTGTGGTATTTGCACTAATGCTGTCTTCTCCTATAGCAACATTTCCAGCACCTGTAGTATTTGCATCTAAAGTTCTAGCTCCTACTGCGGTATTATCAGAACCTGTTGTATTAAGTAAAAGTGAGTTCATACCAACTGCTGTGTTTCCAGAACCAGTGGTTAATGTAGTTAATGCCTTACGCCCTACGGCTGTGTTTGCATCACCAGTTGTTATATCATCAAAAACTTCATATCCAAATCCTGTGTTGTTGTCAGCACTAGATAATGTGCCTGTACCAGCATCATTACTGATAAGCATACTTTCACTAAAGTTAGTTATGTTTGAGGATATGCCTACACCATTTATTGTGCTTGATCCTGTAATAGCTCCATCTACTTGTAGAGTTGAAGCCATATCAACGGCTCCGTCTATATCTACTACATCTAGGTTTGTTGTTCCGTCTACGTCTATATCTCCAGATATATCAAGACTTGCAAAAACTGATGTACCTGTAGCAGTTACTGTTCCTGATATATCAACAGCACCATTCATGTCTATGGTTGTAGCGTTTATTTCTATTTCAGTATCAGAAACTAGATCTAATACTCCGTCTGCTGATTGATGTATGTATGTGCCTGAATCACCAAATTGTAATTGTCTTGTGCTATTTAATAGTAAACCTGTATCAGCAACGTGTGTAAGAGTGGTGTCTGTATCTGTACCAAAACCTAATACTGAGGCATCAGATAATAAAGTTAAATCGTCACCAACAAAAAAATCACCTGCTACATTTAAATCTGTAAATGCATCTACGATAGCTGCACCAGAGCCAGCTCCGTCAGAATATACAGCCTTTACATGACCTGCTGGTATGGTGATACTTGCACCTGTGCCTTGAGAAATTACTATATTCTGGGATCCAGAGGTGCCGTTTTCAATAAACCATAGTTTTGAAACTGTGTTTGGCCCAATCGTGATAGTACATGAAGAATCTAATGTGCCTGTATATTTTAAATACAATGAACGTCCTGGATCTGTTGAGCCGTCTGCTATTGTTGTTGTGTGTGTGTCTGCATTTGTAGTTATAGCTTCTGTGCCATAACTAAAAGCCTCAGCGATTAATTCTAGGTTGGTGTTTGTTTCAGTTCCCCAAGTTCCGCTAGACTCGCCTGTACCGATTTCTTTCAACCTTAAATCATTTACATAACTTGCCATATTATTGGTCCTTTTTTAAATTTAACATCACGCGGCGTCTCTGCCAGCGTCTATTGTAGTATAGTTTGGACTTTGAGTTGTTGCAACTTCGGAATAGCTTGGTGTTTGGCTCGTACTGATGTTTGCATAACTTGGTGTTTGGTCTGTATCAATAAGACCATAGACGTTTGGTGTACCAAGACCAGCGCTTAGAGTAATACCTGTTAAATTTATAACACCAGCGGCTATTGTGCTTGGTTCGCCAACCGAAGCAGTAGCGCTTTGTCCTGTAAGGTTTATAAGCTCGTTATGATGAACAACTATACTGCCTAACGCTGAGGTTGTAACTAAAGTTCCTAGTGTAGTATTAGCAGCGGCGGCTACACTCGGAGAGCCTACACTTGCTGCTGCTTGTTGGCCTGTCAGAGATACAACTGCACCAGCAACAACACTTGGTGCGCCTAAGCCAGCAGTAACTGCTTGGCTTGCTGGTATAACATTAGCTTTAGCGACAACACTTACACTGCCTAAACCAGATGTTATAGCGCCTACTGTTGAAAGCTCTACGGGTAAGACTGTGCTCCATGCGCCCTGTCCCCAGGTGCCTCTACCCCAGCCGTTAATATTGGCCATTAGCTTAGATTATCGCGGACTTCTTCTAAGGTTGTCTTGATTGCTGTCAGATCTGCGCGCACAGGATCTGTCATAAAATCGAGTGACAACATAGAATCAATCGTAGCTATAACGCTTATTACTTTATCTTTATCGCTCATAATTCATTATTCCTCAAATATATCTATTGTTTTTGGGTTGTTATTTTTTGCAAAAGGTTGTAAACTACCAGTGATGGAAAAATTTGATACATTATATTTTAAGTGGGAGTCAGGTCCTGCGGTATTAGTTCCAGTAGGAGAAGGAGATCTTGGGTATTTTATACCACCAGATGACGGAAACTGGAGGCTAGCTACTCCTTCGCAAATTGCAGATTTCTTTGTTGATGGCATTAAATTGTCAAAATCTGATTTTGAAAACACATTTGGTGTCATTGGTGAAAGTCTACCAGAC